CATCAAATCTGCGCGACTTCCGGTTAGCTGACCAGTTATGCCCACCGACTTTACGCTTGGGGCTTGGTGTGGTGAACAATTTACGTCGAAGCTGATGCGACTCCAACGTGAATCTTCTGCTTTCGGTTTTAGATGAGATAGCCATGGTGTTTCAATGATTAGTTTTTGTAAAAAGATAGACATGTTATCCGCACGTTCTTTTGATGCGGATATAATCATTATTTTTTTCTCTGGATCTTTAAAGAGTGTCCAAAGCACAAAAGCGCCAGTAATCCAAGATTTACCAACACCTCTAAAGGCTTGGATCTGTAATCTTTTTGGTCCATGTTGAAGATAGTCAGCAATTGAATACTGCGCTCTAGTTGGGGAGGGTAGATCAAGTTGCTCCCAAAGTGCTTGAAGGAATAGTTTAAAATCGTCTTGTAGGGCGGTTACGACTGAGGTCATAAGTTTACATTACCCCCACCTGATCCGCCTGTATTAGGATTACCGGGACCACCAGTTTTGGTTCTATCTTTACCACCTGATCTACGTGGTCCACCGCCTCCTCCTACTTGTTGATCTTGTTGTTTCTTTTTCTTTGGATCTATCAATAATTCACGTTGTCGATCTTGGAAACGTTTAGATTCACTTTTAATATAAAGGTCTTCTAAGGTAAACTTACCACCTTCTCCTGAACCTGAACCAACTTCCTGTTTACTACCAAACGTATCTATTTCAAATTTATCCCATCTATCATCTCTTTCATCCCTTTGTCTAGGAGCTTTAAAGTTGTCAGGTCTTTTATAATCAATATATTCACTGAATTCTGGAGAACTGCGATCTGCTTCCCATTGCTTCCATCTGTCATCTCTTTCGTCTAATGCACGAGCTCCAGCTGTACGTTTTTTTCTATCTTCTAGATATTTTTTGTAAGCTTCTAATTCTTGATTAACTGGAGGCGGAGTCCAGTCATCGGGTCTTTTTACTGGCATATGTTAAAATCCTTTTAGACTTTTAAATGATAATTTATCAGCCGGATTAAATTTAAATCGTTTTGAACCTATATTTAAATCCGGTTGTGTGGCCTTAGTTTTTTGATTATTTATTAAAGAACTAGGATCTAATCTAGCTATATCTATTCCAGTATTAGCTAAATCAAGAGTAGCTGATGCCGCATCTCCAATAAGAGGAACCCAACCAATAGCACCACTTAAAGCAGCAATACCAGCTTGATCTAATTTACCTTGAGATAAATATCCCCAAGTTTCTCCAGCAGATATACCTATATCTACTCCTGGGATTAACTTAGCTGTAGTTTTAGCAGCACGTTTTGCTAATAATTTTTGAAGTGTTTGAGAAGAACCTAATTGTTTTGCAATAGCTTTTTGAGTAGCTGAGTTTTGTAATGCTTCCATCATTGCAATCTGACCAGCAGCCATTGTACCACCAATAACATCACCAGTTGCACCTGCTATACCTAGTCTAGCATATGCATCACCTTTTCTTAACCCACCACTTAATTTAAGACTTCTTAAATTTATAGCGTTTGCTACGCTTGATTTTATATCCTTTTGTCTTAAAGCTCCTTTCCTTCCCTTTTTAATTACTCCCATAATACCACCTTTCGGTTCTGGAGGCGCTACTCTAGGATTATTAGCTCGTTGTATTGCTAATTGCAAAGCTTTCTCATCAGCAGCTCTATCTGCTCCAATTAGTACTCCTGTTGGATCAGCACCACTATGTAGCAGTTTCCCTCTTGTTTGACTTGTATGTCTTCCAGGTCTTTGAATATTAGGGCTTTTTTCAAAGAAATACTCACCTAGAGCGTCTGTAGTATCAGTTGCTACTTCAGCCGTTCTAAGAGCATGTTTAGTTTGACCAGCTGTTCCACCTTGACTAATATTACCTTCCTCTCCAAAAGCTACTTGAAGTCCTAAATTACTTGGAGCATTTGGGCCGAATAATTTTGCTGGCCATCCATGCCCTGCATGTTTAGGTATTTTAGTCCTTTTAGTAGATTTAGACGCAATATCTTGTGCATCACTATAAGATTTGTTTTGCCATTTCAAGAAATCTTTACGTGAAGTACCTTCAGGCCAACCATTTGCTACAGCAGATTTATCAAATTTAACAGGATCATATGTACCTAATTTTGCTGATTTATACATAGCTCTCATTCTAGAATCGAATTCAGCTCTATCTATCTTTCCTGAATTAAGTTCACCTCGCCATTTTTCTATATTATCAAGTCTACGTAACCAACGTATTGCCGGACCTCTCAATGATTTAGTTTTATAATCTCTTACTTGTTTAGCGGTCTTACCCATGATCGATGGTGTTGCTAATTCTATATTTCTAAATTCAATCGTATCTACCTTACCATCATTAAATTTCTCTAATGCTCCAATTCGTTTAGGTGAGCCAGCGATGGTTATACCTTTAATAGCATCAGTACTACCGTTATTATTTTTAATGAGTGCTGATAAATGGTCTTTTAATTTTTTTCTATTAGCTCGGTTATCTATTTTAAGATCATAAACACCATTTTTAACAGTCCAAGGTTTTTTACTTTTACCAGTTCCTCTGACTTCTAATTCATCAGCATTTTTAATACCCAGATCTCTAGCTTTAATGCTATCATCAGTTTCAACTAAAAGATTTGCAAGACGTTGTTGTACTTTTCGACTCCCTTTAGTTCTAGAACCAGGTTTACCTTTAGCCATCTACATACCTCCTAAGCTGTGTTCTTACTACGATCAACTATCTTACCAGGAGTCTTCTTAGCTTTCTTGACTTGATATACAGCTTTCTTGCTTGCTACCTTTTTCCATTTACCTGCTACACGTTTATACTTCACACCACGTTCTGTTTTAGTATCACCATCTTCTGGTGCATCAGATACTTCTTGTTTTTGCAGACCTTTACCACGTCTGAAGTTTTGATTAATAGACATAATTACTTACGTTGTGCTCCGCCTCTAGCGCGGTTTTTCTTTGTTGATTCCACATTCATTTTTGGATGACTTACATCACCAGTGGTTTTACCTTTACCGTCTATCTTTAGAGCTCTACGTCGCCTTTGTAGATCAGCTCGGTACTTCTTTTTAGCAGGAGTATTATTTCTTTTTGTCTCATCTCTAGAGTGCTTTTTCCTAGCTTCTGGATTCGATCTATAGTACTTCGCGGTCTTACCAGGATTAGACACGAACGTTCTTGCCATACAACCTCCTTTGTACTAATTCGGGATCTACTTTAGGCATAATTTTATTAAGTTTATCTAATGGATTACCATCATAAGCAACACCACTAATATCATTGGTCTTTAACCAATCACAGGCTGCTTTTAAGTCTTGGGTAGTAGCTTCGCCACTTTTAACCCTTTTCAGGAATTCTTTTGTGACAAGGCTATGTAATTCATTGAATTGGGTTTCAGTGGCTTTGTTCATCTAACTAAATAGTTTTTCTTTTACAATAGCTAACGCTTGATCGTCTAGTTTGTTATCGGTACGCTTTACATAAGCTTCAAGTAGATCTACTACGAGCTTTTTAACTGAATCCGACTTCAAGAAGGCGAATAGGATGGGCTTGATTACTAGGATCATTTTTATTTACCAAATGGGTTGAGTTTTTTCCACCATGGTTTTGGTGGTTGAGGTGGAAGCGCTGCAGCCTGAGCTTTGGCAACTTCCGCTTTAAATGCAGCTATAGGAATGATATCACTACACATATGATACACACGTGTACCAGGACGTATCATGAAACCTTTCTGCTGCAATGATGCACATTCTTTAGCTCTAACTAGTTCATAGTCTAGAGCCATCTTAGCCTCCTGTCTTGCTGCAATAGACTTACAGCGTTCAATCATAGAACCATCTAATGGCACCATGAAATTAATCTGTGCTCCCCAGTTCTCGCTAACAGTGTAGCTTTGCTGATCCATAACATCATCAAATGGTGTAACATGATTGCCCATATAGAATGGACTGAAGGTCATAGTTGCACCATTACAACTAATGTTTGGACCTAAATGTTGTCGAGATGGAGCTCCATTATTCTGGAATTGCACAGCTTGATTGGTTACATTTCCAGTCGCTGCAGCCACAGGATTAGATGTGTTCTGCACTTCTGGTTCTGCATAAGCAGGTAAACCTATTGTGAGAAGACCGATAAGGAGGTAGTAGTAGCAGTAGTTTCGATTGTTCTTTCGATTTCTGTTACTTCTAGTACTTGACTTGCGGCTCTTGTTATAATCTCTAGTGAGAAATCTGAACCAGCTGTCGTCATGTTGAATACTGAATCTGAGTCCGCGATACCGCCTGATGAGGTGGAGGTATGGGTTATATTGTCCCCACTCCACTTGTTCAAGGCTGACCCGTAAGTTGTTATCGTTATGTCTTCTTCTATATCTTGAGTTGTAGTTGTTGTTGAGTTCATCGACCCCTGGGTGAATTGGGGAGTAACTAACTCTGCTCTCGCTACCGAGGGGGATAACAGTAGGAAGAGTAATAGCCATTTGTTCATTCTTCCTTCTTTTTAGCCATAGGACAATTGACGGGACCGCCTTTATCTTTAGAATTACCAGTGGACAAGCCAAAAGTGGCTAGGGCTCCCGTAAACACACTGGCAACGAACGTGATATCCGAGTTACCAGCTTTCTTTATCATGGGTAATTCTATGTAATTCATAGTTATTATGAAGCCAGACCAAACAACAACGCCAAGCCTGACGAATGTACCAAGGATCTGGATTTGGTGTTCTTGATCTTCAGCGGCATCTTTTAATTTGCCGAGGAGACTTTTTCCTTCCTTTTT